TCCTTCAGTTCATCGCAGATGTCTAATAAATCAAAAATGGACAGGCTCAGAAAATAATCCAAGCCTGTCCGTAAATTCATCGACAGTACAAGGCAGAGCTTTCTCAGCTCCGTGGTTTCATCGAGCCTTATTCCTCGCCGAAGAAAAAACTCGTCACGCGGTTTTTCACCTTCATGGCGTCCTTCGGTGCGAGCGTCTTAAAGAACTCGATAGGCAGACCGCTTGCGCTTGCTGCGATGATGAGAGTGTATTCGAGGTTCGTCTCCGGCAGGACAGTCACTGTTCCCGAATTGTTCAAGATCTTGTTAGCCTTGATCATATCGTTCGCCGTGATGCTTTCCAGGCCGGACATATCAACCGTGCTGATTTTCTCGCCCTCGAAGTCGTAAGTTTTCGACAGCTTAATGACGGTCTCATCAATGATCTCCGCCGCTGCCGTTTCCTTTTTGTTGATTACCTCTGCCATGGGGATTCTCCTTTCTTATCAGACCTGCTTGCGGATCTTTGCCAGCATGTCTTTGCCGTTCAGCACAAACTTGAAGTTGAGCTTGTCCAGCTCAAGCGTGGTCTTGCTGTTGACCATGATCTTGATGTACAGGATCTCAAGCTCGATCTCCGGCTCGCCCTTCTTGCCCTTGGTGACCTTGCCGAGGGTAGTGGAGGAAGCCTTGCCTCTGACCACGATCTTGACGGGATAGTATCCGGTCTCGCCAGTGGTCGGGTCCATGCACTGCATGGAGGCCCGGAGCGTCAGCTGCGGAGGCTTGGTCGTGTTCATGAGACTGAACAGATCCTCGTACAGGACCGCGAACGGGATCTTGATCTTAAGGGACGCGAACTGCCCGGTGACCGGATCCTCGATCTCGCCCAGGATGCCAGTTCCCTCGATGGTGTCCGTGATCGCCTCAAGCTCGCCCAGATCGATCTCTCCGGAGATACCGATCAGCTTCTTTGCCCGGTCGTTGTACACGTTATAGTGGTTGAGAACCTCGGGAATAATCAGTTTGCTCGCCATCTTTATTCACCTCCTACCAGTACGCTCTGCAGAAGCTCCGTGTCATAGGTCAGGATGTTGTCGATCTCCTGGGCCGGAGTATACGGAGCGATCCGCTGTCTGAAAGTCATCTTGCCTGCCAGAATGTCGGTGATCGGGTTGTCTGCTTCCAGATACTCGATGGACGCGCCTGCCCAGTGTCTCGGAGCATACGCCGCGCAGCGGACGTTCTCGGAGTCCACAACAGACTCGATCAGGATCGTGTTCATCGGATCATCGACCTTCTCGAAGTAGGTCAGGATGAAGTTGTTCCCCTGCCAGTTGAACATCCTCCGAACAGGAAGCCAGATATCCTTCGGATCGGAGCTGGACGGGAACGCGCCCGTGTAGTTGCCCCACAGCTTCCAGCCGTTCATGTTGATGGCAGTAGCCACGCCATAGGTATTCACTGTGCTGCCCTGATCCTGATCAACGACCACCTCGGTGCCGTCCGCCAGGCAGGTTCCGGTGATACCAAGCGCCTCATTGGACGGAGACACGCTCGGCACATCCTCGTTCTCCGCATCGGTGTACGCGATCAGCGCAGCCGCGATGGCGGAGGCCGCAAAGATGTACTCGCCGACCTTGAAGCACGGCCACAGAGGATAGCAGAACTTCGAGGTGAAGCCGCTTGCTTCCTTGACAGTCTTGCAGTCGGTGTACTTGGTGGCCTGCGTGGTGTCCAGGTCGACCAGCGCGACAGCCTTGAAGACGCCGTTGATGTTCGCCGCCTTTGCCGCCAGGGCAATTCCGACCGTGGCGTTCTGGGACCAGCCCGGTGCAAGCAGCAAGCCGGGAACGACACCCAGCTTCGGATACACCTGACGGATCACTTCCATGCCTGTCTCTGCGCCAGTGGAAGCGTTGTAAGCGCCGATCACGTTCGCCGCAGTTACGGCAGTCGGATCGATCTTGTTGCCGGACACCTTCAGCACGGTCGCGTCAGCGCCTGCGCCGCCAGCGATCAGCGTGATGATCATGTTGCCATCCGCATCGAACTCCGTGGTGTAATCCGTGCCAGCTGCCAGAGTGGTAGAGGCCTTCTTGACCACCAGGTTCTTTCTCAGCAGGCCTTTGACGGTAACGACCGCCTGCATATCGGAAACAGCAAACTCAGCCTCCGTGACAGCGGTCTTGTGTACTTCCGGATCCAGCACGTTGATGTACACGACCGGAGCGACCTGGTAAATGTTGTTCGTGGCGTACATGGACTGGCACAGGGTGTACTTCTGAAAATCAGTGGAATACCCGAGAGCCGCCATGGCCTCCTGCGCAGAGTTTGCGAGGATAGGCACGTTCACCACGGCAGAAGGATCATCGACCATGTTGACCGGAGCAGTACCGATCACGACCTGCACACCAGCGGAGCTGATCTGCGGAGCGGAAATGGCGGTGCCTTCTTCATAGACAAAGACTCCATGCTTGCTCATGATTCATTCCCTCCTTTGAGCGCGAGTGCCTTGGAGAAGGCACTGAATACAAATCCTTTCTGTTCACGGAGCATCCTCTCCGCCATCGGATACTGCTCGATCTTGAGGAAGAGGTTCCTCAGTTCCGGCAGCTTTCCGAAGGCTTCCTGCGCACCTGCAGGTATCTCCGTGTAGACCCTGTTCTGGATGCCGATGCCCGGGATAGTAGGCCCGACATACATCAGAGGCTCCGGTGCTTTTTCTTCGGCAGGAGCGGCTTCCTCGATCACGGACTCATCGTCCACGATCTCTTCCGCGACTGCCTCTGACTTTTTCTTAGCCATAGATCGGTTCACTCCTTCCTATCTTCGGGATGTCAAACACGAGCCTCACGCCTCCGAAGAAGTAAGGGAAGGTGTCCTCGTCCTGCACCGCCCAGTCCATTTTTGACTGGCAGCGGTACTTCCTCGCCAGGAGCGCCTCCTGTGAGAAACGGTCGATAATCCTCTGGATCATGATCAGGACGTTATCCCCTCCGCCCATCTTCGGATCGTCATCATAGACGCCCAGCAGCACGTCCACCGTGACCTGCCAGGCCGTGAAATCGTCCGGAGTGGTCGCGTCCGAAAGCCTGATGATGGCGTAAGGAAAGAACTTCGTCTCATCCTCATCGTCCTCGGTGACCTTCGGCAGGAACTGCCTGTAAGCTGTGACGCCCGACTTCCTGTTGCCGTCCGGATCCTTCGTAATGACATCCTTCAGAATGTTTTCGACCTCGGCAGCGAGGTCTTTTTGTAGCTCTAAAGCGGTCATTTTCCCACCTCGCTATACGAGTTTTGCTACTTCCTGGCTGATATGCAGATGAAGTTTCTCGTTTATCGTCTGCTTTATCGCCCTATTTGCTCCACGCTCCCCCTTGTAAACTTTCTCGATCATCTTCGGGATCGAGTTGGAGTACATCACCCTAAGAGGGTAGGACTCCTGCGTCTCTCTCTGGAGGATCTGGTTTTTCTTTTTGAAAGCCTTTGTGCCTGATCCATTCACGATCTCCTTGAGACCGCCTGCGGTAAGTACCTGCGCGGACGCACCTTTGCCGCCCTTTTTCTTCGTGCCGCCTCTGTGCGTGAAGCCCGTCAGGCGGATCGGACTGTCGGTTGACCTGATGATCGCCACCAGGTTTCCCGGATTGGCTTTCTGAATGTCCATCGCTTCCTGGAAGCCCTTCACCTTGACCGTGTAGGTTGACTGCGCTCCATGAGCGAGCTGCCGGACAGCGTCTATGGCTGTGTAGTTAATCGCCTTGGCGATCACCCTCGGCCCTTTCGTACCAAGTCCGGCCAGTTTCTTCTGGACGTACTGCAGGTCTGCCTTGTTTACCTCGTAGGTGATCATGCTCTGTTCGCCTCCAGCGTAATGGAATAGACGCCGTCCTCCTCGATGGCATCGGCCACCGTGTAGGAACGCTTGTCCAGCCGCAGGATCGTCCCCTGCTTCGGCAGCGGACCGAAGTCCGAAGCCGCGACATAGATGAGCTTCTGGTTCGTGAAGATGCCGTCCATGTTCTGGTTGAACCGCTTCTCACGTTCGATCTGCTCATTGTCATCGATCTGGACCGCCATCGGGACGCCGTTCACAAGGTGCATATCGGAGAATTCCTCCGTGTTCAAGAAGACCTCATGCACATCCGAAGCGATAGCTTCTTTGAATGTCATGCCTTCTTACCTCCACGTTTCCGCTCCGGCTTGTCCGGGATCCTCCCGACCAGAGCCTCCGGGTCTCCGTCAGAGCTTTGCCCGGTCAGCCCAGGCTGCGCGGTCATGCGCTTGGCCTTCGGAGGCTTTGTGGTTTCCTCGTCATCGATCCACGCCGCGCTCCCGGCCTCTACCCACGCTTCGACCATCGCTGCATCGTCACCAGGCAAAACATCGCCGGTCCTGTACTGCTTGGAGCGGTACAGGACGGGACGTGTTGCTCTTAAGGTCATGCGTTGATGCTGACGAGGACTGTTTCGTCATCCGCTGCCGCAGCCTGCGCCGCGAAACCGACAAGCGTGTTGTTGGTGCTTGTCGTGGTGATGACGCTGTTCGTGGCATCCCAGTAAACCTCCGCGCCTGCGGTGATCGCCGTAGAGCTTGCCTTCGGAAGTTTAAAGACGCCAGTAACGTGAAGGCTTCCGACCTCGCCCGGAGCAATATCGCATCCGACTACTCCGAGCCGCTTTCCGTACAGAACGATGGTGTTGGCATCGATCTTCGTGTTTCCGGTGTTCTTATAGTCGAGGGATTCCCCTCTCTGCCAGAATGCTGCACTTGCCATGGTCTTGTCCTCCTTTCATTAGAGTGCTACGCCGGGATTCTTGTAGATGCCTCTGAAGTCACGCACAGAGATACCCCAGTCGAGCCAGATATCCCAGGTGAAGCCGAGCGTGCCCGGAGTCTCCATTCTGCGGACAGTAGGAGTTTCCTGACCGTTGAGGTAATCGACCTGGATGCCTCTTGCGGATGCTTCGTCTGCCAGCATGAACCACGGGCAGGCGTTTGCGCCAGCCATCGCGTTGAGCAGCGGAGACTGAACGATCTGCAGAGGATAGTTGTAAAGCGGATTGATGTCGTTGTTGCTGGATCCAGTGACCTGCGCAGAATGGAAGATCACGGCCAGATCGAACTCGTAACCGACCGGGACCACGATGGTCTTCGGAGTCATGTAGATCGGATCTCCGAAGTGGTCGGTCTGCTTCTGCATCTGCAGGATCATCTCCTGGATGCTTGCCTGGGACGGCTTGGATCCAGTGCCGATCAGGTTCTTGTGGGCCGCAGTGAACAGCGCAGTGCCATCGAAGATGGTGGCGTTGTCGAAGAGCAGCTTGTAGACCTGCTTGTCGATGGTCTTCTTCGCGGCAGTGGCATACAGGCCAGGGACTCTGGTCAGGAAGCCGATGTCATCGTTGATGAAAGCCTGACGGGTCATGGAGAACTGCTTTCCGTAGGTCTCCAGTTTACGCTGCGGCAGCAGCTCGGTTCTCGGAGCGTCCGGCTTGATCTCGCCGTTCTCCGGCACCTGCAGGAAATCGCCCACGCCGCCGATCACGTACTCATGGTCTGCAGTGGTCTTGAAGTCCGGCAGGGATCCCTTCGTGG